CTGCCGTCGAGCGCGTGTAGTCGTCCGAGCGGCCCACGAAGATGGGGGGCAAGCGGAACGACTGCCGGATCTTGTCGGAGTTGTTCTTGCTGTACTCCTGGAACAACTGATCCTTGACCTGGGTCCTGTCGAGCTTCTCCACAGAGATGCGGGGGATCCCGCTCTCGGTGGAGTCGGCGTACTGGCCCTCAGCCTCGACGATGAGGAACTTGGAGTAGTTGTTCTGTCCAGCGATCTGGCTGTTGACGAACTCCTGGATGCGGTTGATGCTGGCGTCGGTCAGCTGGCCGTTCGACACCATCAGCATCATGGACGGCACGTTGTTGTTCTTGAGGGTGTTGTAGTTGATCTCGTCCGCCGCTCGATCGCCGAACAGGGTGATCAGGTTGCCGATGAAGCGCGGCAAGCCGTATGGGGTGCGTGGGCTGTACAGCTTGAAATGGATGATCTCGTTGGCGCGCTGGTGCTCGGGAACACTGTTCATGTCCTCGGGCTTGACCACTTCGCCATTGCGATTGTCGATTACCCGCTCGTCGCCAAACTCCTTGAACCAGCGGGTTTCTGCGCCGCGGTGGAACGTCGCGCCGCGGCTGTAGACACTGGTGATCCGCGCCTGGATGAAGCGGCGAAACCGCTTCTTGCTGGGCATCTTGACGAGCTTGACGGACCCATCCGGCTGCAGCTCGGGAACCGTCCGGGTGAACACGGTCAAGTCCAGGTCCTGCGAGCCGAGGAAGATCTGGTAACTGGGGATGTGATTGAAGCTGACGATGTCGCCAGCGACCGTCCTGATCACTTCCCAGAACGCTTCACCCGTGCACTCCATGTCCGACCGGCTGCGCCGACGAAGCTCGGTGAAGCTGTAGTCGGGGTTGCAGTTCTTGAAGAAGTTGGTGAGCTTGGCGCGCTCGTTGAGCACCTCTGCCTCGAGAGCGGGAGTCACCTTCGGATCATCCATCTTGAGCCGGCACTCGAGGTGGTGGCCGAACCCGTCGATGTTCTGCGCCATCGCGTCGACGACAGGACCGAGCGCAGTGCTGTTCTCGGGCAGCATGGCGAGCACGAGCTTGTCGAACGGGGGCAGGAGCAGCTTGCCATCCGCCGACAGGCTGTTGAGCAGATCGTCGGGCGGCAGCTCCTTGGTGCTGGGAAGGTCACGTGCCTTGGCGACACGAGGACCCTCCACCATGTTCCCGGCTTGGTCCAGCCCAATGATGAACGCCTTGAGCTTGCGCTCGGTTGCGACCTGACCCCCGCCAGGGATCTGAGGGTCGGCGCCGGAATCAACCGCTGCTGGAGTGGCCATGAGCCCTATTGTAGGCCCAGACTCAGATCAAGCCGGGCTCCTTCGCGCGCTGCTTCTTGCGCCGCTTCTTGGCGACGCCACAGGCGAAGTCCAACGCATCGAACAGGTCTTTGTAGCGGTAGTTGGGGAACAGCACGAGGATCTCACGGAGATGCTCATGCTCAGGCCGGAACCAGATGCGCTTGGGGTGGAAATACTCCGCTTCCAGGTTGTTGGCGCGAGTGGTCTTGTCCTTGAGGGTGTAGAGCGGGATGATCGTCCGCTGCCCCTTGTCCTCAAGGTTCTGGACCTGAGCGGCCTGGTAGGCATTCGCCTCCACCCCTGTACGGATGGGGTTGTGCTTCTTGCGGAACGCGATGATGTCTCGCGTCTGCTCGGCGAACCGGAGCGACTCCTCCTGGTAGTCCAAGACGAACACGTGATCAGGCCCACCCTTGGCTCCGGTCGGGTCGGGTCCAAACCCGACAACCACCTGGGCGAACATGTCTGCTTCCTCGCTCTCACTGATGGCGAGGTCGACACCATGGAACTTGCGGAGCGACTCCCAATCGACCGCTGCCATCTGGGCCTCATTGAGCACCTGGCAATCGTCGTACTGGAAGATCTGACCCTGCATCGCATCGCAGTTGCACATGTACTGCGAGTTGAAGCGGATGATGCCGCCAGCCTTGTATGTGGCGATGACCGAATCTGGGAACCGCTCCGCCCACTCGGGCGAACCGTCCTCACGGATGATCGGGATGATCAGGGTCCGCGTCGCCATCTCACCGCCGGTGCCGTCCGGCTGGCGCTTGAGCAGGCGGCCATACTGGTCCTCGTAGTGGTAGCGAGTCCCAATCACCCAGAGGCAGCCGACAAAGCGGTCTGTCGAGCTGGGCGGGTTCAGGGTCGGCAGCAGCACCTTGTAGTACCAGTCCGTCATCTTGTCGCGCTGGTGCTTGGTCCGACTGTTCTCCTCATCGACAAGGTCGTCAGCGATGATGATGTCGTAGTGCTTCGAGGCCACCGCTCCGCCGACACCGACGGTGTTGATGGATGGCTCCTTGTGGGGCTTGGTCCGGCCGGACACCTCGATGGCGTCGTCAGCCCACTGAGACGTTCCCACGAAATTCCCAAAGATTTCTTTGAGCTTTTCATTGGTCTCGAAGTGGCCCTTGATCTCCTTCAGGAAGCCAATCGCATTGCCCTGGGTCTTGCTCGCCAGAAGAATGCGACGATCCCTGTCCTTGATCAGCTGGAAGATGCACTGGGTAGTCGTACCCATCGTGCTCTTACCAGCTCCACGCCAGACCAGAATCTGGCCTTGCTTGTTCTTGTGCTGGTGCTTGAGGATCTTGAGGTGGTGGCGCCGGACCTCGTAGCCCAGCACCTCACGAGCGAGGATGTCAATCCGGTTGTGCTGGACGACCATCCGCCGGACCCACTCGTTGTAGAGTGCCCGGTTGCGCTCGTGGAGCGCCAGAAGCTCCTGCCGACTCAGATTGGCGAGCTTGCCAATCGTGATACGGCTGTCGATAGCCTGTTGGCGACGCTGCTGCGCCGCTGGACGTTGTGCCTGGGCTTGCGCTACCACAAGCCCTAGCGTACGACGTCAGGCCGTCTGGCTCTGAACCGGGTTGGCTCCGGCGCAGGAGATGTCGACTTGCACACCGCCGGTGAACGTCCCAGTAACGTTCAGAAAGAAGCGGTTGCCGCCGGCATTGAACTTCAGCACCTTCGGTCCCGTGAGCGCCGTGAACTGGACGACAGGGCTCTGGGATTGGAAGCGTTGAGACAGCTCGGACCAGAGCAACACCTCGATGGAGATGCTCGGGCTTCCGTTCTGGATGTTGACGTCTGCAAAGACGTCCTCGAACGGTTCCGACACCATGCCTGACGCCTTGGTGGCTAGCGTCCCAGGCGCTCCGTCGGCGGCCAACACCCTGATGCGGTGCGGCGTCCAATCGGGCGCGTGGGCGAGGCCACTATTGACGCAAGCTCCCATCTGGGATCACTCGCAGACGGCAACGTAGTCGATCACGACTCCGGCCGCATTGATGTCGGCGTCGGCGCCGAGCGTGAACCCGTCGTGGGTGGGAGACGGGGTGATCCCGTTGCCGCCGGTGACGAGCGAACCGACACCGGCCGTGGTCCGCTTGTACATCGAACCGTCGGCCATGTTCTTCGTGTAATTGGCACTCGCGCCACCCGCGTTGAGGGTGAGCGACTTGACCGTGAAACCGACGGTCTTGCAGACGAGCGGGGCGCCAGTGCCGATCAGCTGGCCAGCGATAACCATGTAGCCGGGGGATGCCATGTTCTTGCTCCTGGGAAGGTGAAGTGACCCCTATCCTAGCCTCAGACGTCGATGACCTTCTGCCGCTTCACAGCCTGTCGGCTCGCTCTGGCCGCGGCTGCCTTGGTCGGTCCGGCGATGCTCATCCCAGACTTGCCCTGGGGCGCGAACGTCGGGGCAGAGTTGTCATCGTCGTCGATCGGGTTCCCATCCATGTCAGTGTCGCCGTACTTCGCGATGGCGCCTGCCAGCTGGTTGGTCTCCTGGGCGATCATCTTGCGCAGAGCAGCGTTGTCCAGCTGAGCGATGATGTGGCCGTGGACGACCACCTTGCGCTCGGGCTCCTTCGCGATGACGCCCATGTCCTGGCCCGTCTTCAGGATCTTGTCGTGGATGTCGGACCGAGCCTTGATCGCGCCGATCAGCGCGTTGGGCTGGTTCTCGGGGATGCCGAGGATCGCTGCGTCGAGATCCTCGATGCACTTCCTCTGCGCCCACTGATACTCCAGATACACGTCCTCGGTGGACTTGCTCTGGAGGCTCGCCTGTTCCTGGCGATACAGTTCCTTCTTGAGCTCGTTGTACTTCCCGACGGTGACCCCAAGCAACTCTTGGATCTGCTCGTCGGCCTCGCCGTTGACCAGCCGGAGCTTCAGCTCGGACAGCAACGCGCGTGTCTGAGACGCGCTGTAGGTCTTCTTCAAGGGAGAGTTGTGGGCCGGACGCTTGATTGCGCCTGTGACACCGGAATCGCCAGGGGTGGCCATCCCTCGAGTCTACTGGGCGTGCTCGCCGCGGTGCGCCATGTGGTACTCCGACGTCCAGCCCGGGATGCTGTCGCAAGCGAACATCCGGTAGCGCGGACCGGGGCTCATCGCAGCAGCGATGTCGTAGAACTTGGCAGGCTTCTGGCTGTGCTCACCGATTGGGGCGAAGAACACGGACCTGAAGTGAGCCGTCCGCTCCGGGTTACCTCTGGTGAAGATGAGGCAAGTCTCGTGTGCGTACCGCGTCTGGTGGCCGTTGCCGAACGCGAGGTTGGTCAGGCTCTTGTCCTTCACCACCTCGTCGTTCCCGATCCCGTTGGTGTCGAGGAGCAGCCGGCCGTCACCAGTCGTCTTCACCCACACGATCTCAGACTTCTGGGTGAAGCCCCAGGCGCGGCCGACCGTGAGCGCTTCCTGCTGCAGCGCTCCAACTCGCCAGAAGAACAACCGGACGTCCGGGGCGAGCGGAGGGAGCGGGTAGGCGCACAACTGGTCAACCGTCATTGGCGGGTATCTGTCGCGGGTGCCACCCCGGCGGCCAGCCCCGGCGAATAGCCAGGGGCAGTCGGCCTCAAGCGTACGCACCAAGGGAAGCCTGTAGGAGCGCACCCGCCACTCACGCCGGATAAGCCGCAGCTCCTCGTCTCGGTCGGTCGGCACTCTGGCTAGTTTGCTACGCAGCCGATTGCAATGGCGGCGTCATGGATGTCCTGCGGATGTATGATGGAGTCGCCGGTCGGGTTCATGATGGACAGCCGCTCGGCGAGTGGCACATGCTGCAGGCCGAGCGCGTGCCCAAGCTCGTGCAGGATGACGCTGTCATTGCCTGGCAACCCGAGGACACCATCTGCGTTGCGGCGCTCCTCCACCTCGATGTGTCCACGCCACTCCATGCCGACAGCTTCCGGCCCGTTGTCCCACTGGTCCGGCGGCACCAGCCTGGCCTCGTTACCGCCGCTCGTGACCAAGCGGAACGGCAGCTCGCAGTGGTAGTTGGCCTGCAGAAACCCGTTCCAGTTGTCCACGGCGTTGGACAACATGGTGTGCCACTCCTCCTGGTGGGCCGGATCGAGCGCGCGAGCTGACACCGGAGCGTTGGGCACGTCCCACTGGAACGGTTCGAGGATGTAGCAGCCGGAGGTGAGGAGGAGCGACAGGATGATGATGCGCATGGCAGTTCTCGGGTTCTTGGGGTGTGGGGTTAGACGCGCGGGGCAGCGGCGGCAACCTCCGCCTTACCATAGCCGGACACCCAGGTCATGCGCGTCTTGGCGCGGGTGATGGCGACGTAGCGGATGTTGTCTTCCTCCTGGCGACCCTTGCGGAACGTGCCCTCAAGCAGGAAGGTGTTGTCAGCCTCCAGGCCCTTGGCCCGATGGACGGTGCTGCACATGATCGACTGCTTCTCTGCGTCGTCGGCGAACAGGTCCTGGCACCTGGCGATGAGGTCGCTCACACCCAGGCAACCCTCGCTCAGTTCGCGGATAATCTCGGCCTGGTCGCAGATGAAGTTGAGGCGCTCCTCCTGGGCAGCCTCGGGCAGCTTCATGGCGCGAGCGGTCTCACGTTCGGTGTGCTCGGTGAGCGCCGACAGGAGGTCCAGGATGCTGTCCGAGCCGAGCTTGCGGATGAGCGCGATGACGCCGCGGCCGATGTCCCGACCCTTGATGCGAGCACGCCGACCCTGCTTCAGGAGGGCCATGCAGACCCGGACGAGCGGGGCATTGGTCCGGCTGAGGATGAAGTCGCCCTCACGCGCCGTCGAAAGCAGCTTGTCCTTGTCGCAGGTGGCGATCACGCCGTCGGGTGCACTCGGGGCATGCTTGAAGTCGGGGACCAGCGCCTTGGCCAGGTTAACGATGTTTTTGGCGCAGCGGTAGGTGGTGGTGAGCCCCAGCTCCACCGCGTTGAGGGTCTTCTTCAGCCGGTCCAGGCTGCTGGAGTCGGCGCCGCGGAACGCGTAGATGGCCTGGCGATCGTCGCCGACGATGCAGATCCGGCCGCCACGCACGCAGCACTGGGTGGCGAGCGCGAGCTGGGCCTTGGTCATGTCCTGGGCCTCATCGACCACCACCATCTGGTACCAGGGCTTCACCCACTTGTTGACGAGGGGCAGGAAGATCATGTCAGCGAAGTCGATGATGGGCGTGCGCTCCATCGCGAGCTTCATGGCGTTGAACGCGCACTCGCAGATGCGGTCCAGGTTCCACTTCTGGGCTTCCCACTCCTCATCAGGCACCAGGTTGAACTGGACAGCAAGGTCGATGAGGTCCGACGGCCGACCCTTGAGCACGATGAACGGCTCGATCTCGCGCGCCTTGGTGTGGAGGTCGGCGATGAGCTTGAGCATCGGGCTGGGCGCGTCGTCCGGCGCGGAGCGTGCTGCGAGGCCCTTGGCCCGCTCGTTGTTCTCGTCGAGCTTGACCCCGTTCCAGTTGCGGAGCACGAACTTGAAGCCCAGCGCGTGGAGGGTCTTGGCCTCCACCTTCGGGTTCTTGATGCGGCGTTGCAGCTCGGTGGCGATGCTCTTGTTGAACGCGGCCAGGAGGATGGCCCGCTCCGGTGCACGGTTGACACCCTCAATGATGGTCGTGGTCTTGCCGGTGCCTGCGCGGGCACGGACCACCAGGTTGCCCTGGCCCGACTCGAACCAGTTGAAGATGCCAGTCTGCTCGTCGCTCCAGGTCTTGGCCGTGTTGTCCATGAAGAGAATCCTACCAGATGGAATGGGAAAAGGCAAGGTGGATTTTCCATCTGATCTGGAAAACTCAGCCTTGCCTGTTGGTTAGCCTGGAAGAAAAAGCGGGACACCACGGCCGATTGCCCAGGGACTTCAGTGTTGTCATCAGCCGTGGCCTGGAACCTTTAGAGGGCCCAGTTGTCCCAGAATCACTCGTCGTCGTGTTGACGATCGCCCAGAACATCCACCGAGTGCCAGTGAGGCTCGAGCAACCTGCACTCCGGGTGGATGCACGGCTTATTGTCTGGCTGCTCGACCGGAGCGACGCTCGGCGCCGGATGGTGAACATGGCCTGCGGTGCAACCGATGTGCTTGGCCTGGCCACGCTTGAACACCGCCCGCCAGGCCAGACGGAAGCGCAGCAGGAAGTAGCCCAGGAACGGGACTGACGCGAGGAGCGCTGTGGTTTCGTCTTGACACCAATGCATGGTCAATCTCCCTCTTTGGGAGCAGAGGGCTCCACGGCTGTGGGCGTTGCTGGAGCGCCAGTCTCGTCGACAGCAGGCCGGAACCTACCGTCATTGATCACGCACTTCGATGTCTTGTGGTCGATGCCGCCGCACGCCTTGCAGCACGGGATGTCATCGCGCTTGTCCGGGGCCAGACCCTTGCCCGCCAGGATGGGGTCCAGATGGCGCATCGCCTGGTACTCGATCTGGCGCGAGCGTTCCTTGGTCAAGCCCATGATGTCGCCAAGCTCCTCCAAGGAGATGCCGGAACCACGGCCTGAGCCTGGTTGGCCGCCAATTTCTGCCACGTCGAGGGCACAGCTGTGGACGAGGACATCCAGCGGACGGATGGACATCGAGCCTGTGTCCTCGTTGATGTCCAAGCCGTTGTGCGCTCGGCAGGAGTACCAAGGGCACGGGCGCTGGCTATTGATCCCGCCTGGGAGACAGTCGGCGCGAGTCCTGGGACGCATCGCCTCCAGGTCCAGCTCGTCGGCCGCTTCACGCCCCTCCGTGTCCTGGGCGTTCAGGACCTTCAACTGGACCAACTTCTTGACTGGGTTTTTTTGGCTCATAGGGTCACTTGCTGGATTTCCCCTTCGCCACCGCCAGTTGATCAAGGTTCTTGAGCGCTCCACGCATCGACTTGCTGATGCGCTCTGCGCTGTCCCTGACGTTCTCGAGCATCCGCCTGATGTGTTGGTCGTTGGTGTTGTCGAGGATTAGCCGGACGACGTCACCAACATGCCCGGCGTTCCATGTCTGGACGGTGATGCCGCTCTTGGCCTCGAACTCCGTCACCGCTCGTTTGAGCGAGTCGTACTGGTGTTTCCAGTTCGCATCCGCCGTGGTGAAGCGCGTGCTGTGCTCGTCGATCCGCTTCTTGGCAAGCTCGGCTGCGCGCTCCTCGACGAGCCGCTTGACCTCATCCTTGTCCTTCTTAACATGGTTCTCGTGGAACCTCCGCATCAGAGCGGCGATGAAGGTCGGAGTCCACGGCTCGTGCTCGAGCTTGGGCGCAGCCCGGACCTGGTAGAGCACGCCGTTGCGCGGAGCGAGGATTCCCCAGTTGGCTGGGACCTCGACACCGTCCGTCAGCTTGGTGTCACTGACGACGAGCCACCAATGGTCACAGAACTTGGCGAACTGTGCCGATTTGGACTCATCGCGCAGTTCCTTGATCAGGTCGCTCCGTGAGCGCTTGATCTCGAAACCCATGAGCTTGATGCCCTGGCTGGGCCAGGTTGACAGGACCATGGCATCTGCATAGCCAGTGCCCTTGTACCCTGTCCCGTTGGCGACCTCGAAGAATGTCAGGTATCCCTGGCTGGCTTCGTAGCGCCTATCCAATAGGTCGTGGAGATTGACACCCTTGGGTTGTTCAGTCGTAACCATGGGGGTCCACTGCCGACGTCGGGTTGGCTTCCTGGTAGGCTCGTCCGGCCGCGAATCCGACCATGATGAACCTGAAGATCTGCTGTGCGGGCAGGCTGCCGATGGTCGCATCCCGTAGGATGCCCTCGACGACAGGCAGCATGGCTGGCTGGTGTTCAGCGACGTAGACCCGGATCGCCTGGATGTTGCGGACCGGGGGCAGCCGACGCATCTGCTCGAGGAGCTTTTCGTGCCGCTCGCTACTCACGCGCCAGCTCCTGGGCCGCGGCGCGGAGGAGCAACCGCACCAAGGCAGCCGTGAGCTGGCTGGAAGTCAGCTTCCAATCCGGGAATATGCTGTGCAGTTCTGCGACCATCGCCGGAGTGACGTCCAACCCGACGATGCCATCACGATTGTCGAACGGCATCACCCCGTTGCCATGCTCCGACGGGACCGACGGGACAAACACCATCGGGATCAAGCCGCTGACCAGTTCGGCGAGCTTGACTCTGGGACGGCTGACGACGGGCAAGGTGCCGAGCGAGGTCTGGACGACCATCCCATGGCTGACGTCGCCAACCAGCTGGTTGAACATCTGGTGCATGAGGTCACCGAACGCGCTCTGGGACTCGGTCCAGCTCAGCTCGATGAACTTTTCCCAGTGAAGCTCGCCCATCCCATCCCGCGCGCGGTGTTCGACGAGGATGTTGTCCAACTTCCCTGCCGACTCGGGAAGCGAGCTGACGCGTGGGATGTGGATGATGCGGACCGAGCTGGTCTGCAGGATGATCTTGGGGCCTGGGGTATCCATGGTTACTTCCTTTGCCCAACCCGTCCTCACCACGGCAGCCCCATCATGTCAATGTCGATCTGGTGGATACCGCAGCGGCACACGCCTGTGGTCATGGCGTTGTCCGTGTAGGTCGCCCACTCGAAGCTGTGTGGTGACCCGTCCGCATGCGTAGGCGGGCAGCTACGTGGCTTCGTGAGCAAGTCCGGCAGCACGGCGGTGAGCTGGTCGGGCCTGAACCACGGGCATGCTCGGCTGTGGCCAAGCTTCGTCACCGTGTGGTCCTCGGCGCACGCGCACTCGAGCTTGGGAGGCTCGTCCGGCCGGTGCTCAGCGATGACCGAGCGAACGCCGTTGGCGTGTAGAGCGATCAGGACACTACAGCCGGAGTCGGGATCGGGATCCTCACCCCGGATCAGGCTCTTGATCGGGCTCTTCACTGGCTCCACAATCTTGGCCAGCAGCTCCGGTGAGAACAGATGGTTGCTCATCAACGAAGTCTTTGGGAACCTCGGGGGCAGGCAACCCCTTCAAGGGCCACTTCACCCGGCGCCAGTGATACCTGGCTCTGTCGTCCTTGGTCGGGAACCCGTGTTCAATCCGGTGTTCCTGACAGTCCCAGTGCTCGCAGGAGCACTGGCATGGGTACGTATCCTTGCACGCGGTGCAGACCTCGTAGCGCCCACGGATCACCCATTGGCACGTCCCATGTCGACATCCGCGGCGCATGATGCATCATCCGTTCTTGAAGCCTGGAAGAAACTCGACACCGAGCGTCGGGTTGACCGCCGGTCGCCAGGTGAGGCCGCAGGCCTGGCATGAGTGCGTGTGGTGCAACGATTTGGTCCCTCCCTCTGCGAAGTCGCCAAGGTCGATGTGCCGAGCGTTGCACTTCGGGCAGGTCAGATACAGATGGACAGGGCCGTTGTACGGTTTGGCATACATCTCCCTGATCTGGTCGATGATCGACTGCAGAGTGATGGGGCTTCCCGTCGACCAGTCGGTGCGCCAGCCGAACTCCCTGGCGATAGCGTGCAGAACGTCCTGGGTCTGGTCGCGAGTCGCAGCGTCACTGGCGAGAACGACGCGCAACGGCTGGCCATCGACCGTGAGGCCTGCGTCGAGCGGCGCGTTCATAGCCAGACCGACAGGTGGAGCCACAGGCCCGGGATACGACACGTTGCTGTGCCTGTTGAAGGTGTCCATCATCTCGTCGATCTTGGACTTGATCGATGCGGCCTCGGGATTGCCATCATCGTTGAAGATGACGAGAACATCCTTGGCCGGGATGTGGACGGGCTTGCCGTCGACGAGCTGGACGTAGGCTCGGCCGTACAGCCCTCGGTCCGTGTCCACGAGCTTCTTGAGCTCGGGCGGCATCCCGATGACGGCCACATCTGGGCCAGTGCCACGGGTTGCATCGATTCCGACAGTGACGTCCATCCCTGGCTCCTTGCAGAGCCAGCCTCCATCACCGTCGCTGTGTTGGGACTTCGTGGTTACGCGGCACAAGCAGCCTGGGCATCTGGTCATGCCTGACTTCTTTGGCGTCGTACTCCGCGCTGAACGATTTGGCC